GATGCGAATAAGGTCGCAGGAAGTATAAAAAGAATATTACAGGAAGAAATAGCAACGGTGGCAGAGGGGGTGTACAACTAATGAGTTACTCAGTATCTTTTCAATATAATAATGAAAAATATGCACTGCCTGTTAATCCTGAACAGATAGAAATATCAGTTGTGCAGGCTAATGAAAAATATAATATATTGAAACTAGGGCAAATAGTTGTACCAACCCATATGGAGCTTGCAAAGTATAGCTTTGAGACAGAATTTCCGCATAGCTTGCGCCATTATGTTTTGAACGCAGGAGATTTCAAGACGTCAGATGATTATTTGAAGCTTTTTTCTGATTGGAGAAAAGAACTTAAGCCTGTATTGTTCACAGCAAGCAACGGATTGGGAGAAGACATAAATTCCCTTGTATTGATCGAAGAGCTTACCATAACAGAAAAAGCAGGAGAAGAGGGAGACAAGTATGTTTCTTTTAGGCTTTCCGAATATAGAGAATTTAATCCCAAACCAACTCAATCCGGAGTAGTATATACATTGGGGAAGGCACCGGAATCAGAAGTGAATCCTAAGGGAACAGGATTTTATATAGTCGTAAGCGGAGATAGTCTATGGGCTATTGCAAAAAAATATTACGGTGACGGTTCAAAATATAATAGGATTGTTGAAGCGAACAACATAAAGAATCCAAGTTTGATTTATCCTGGACAGAGGCTGGTGATACCATGATGGAATTCTTAACAGAAATAGACGGACAGAGGTATGATATCAGTGAACTTGTAAAAGAAGTGACATATAGCGACAAGCTAAATGACGGCTGCAGCAAACTCGAATTTTCTTATATTGACGATGAGCTGAGAATTCAAAACGGAAGTTCCGTAATGTTCAAATATGACGGTACAGGCATATTTCACGGTTATGTCTTCAAGCACGGCAGAAACAGCAAAGGCGAGATATCTGTTACTGCATATGACCAGCTTAGATATTGCAAGGCTAAAGATTCTATAATGATTAAAAATAACACTATAACAGATTTAATTAAGAAGATGTGCCTGTATTTTGAATTGAAAACAGGAAATTTGTCTGATACAGACTATATTCTTGCTACAAGCGCTCAGGATGATAAAACATGGCTGGATATAATTTATGACGGCATAAGAGATACATTGACTAATAAGGGTGAATGGTATTCGCTTAGGGATGAATTCGGCAAAATTTCTCTGCGTAATCTCAAAGATTTAAAACTTGACCTTGTATTGGGAGATAAAAGTCTATGCTATGACTACAGCTTCGAAAAGTCCATAGAGGATAGCTTTTATAATCAGATAAAGCTTGTCAGCGATAATGAATCATCAGGTAAGAGAGATGTTTATATTGCAAAGGATGGAAATTCAATTTATAAGTTTGGTATGTTGCAGTATTTTGAAGTTCTTGACAAGAATTTAAATCCATCTCAGGCAAGATCGAAGGCAGATATGCTTCTTCAATTATACAACAGGGAAGTCGAATCATTAAGCCTCGAATGTCTGGGTGATACCAGGGTCAGAGCCGGAAGCAGTTTTTATGGCAGAATTGAAGATGCAGAGCTTAACAAAAGACTTATAGTTCAATCTGTTACTCATAAATTTCTTCCTGTTCATACAATGTCTTTAGAGGTGTTTATATGATTAATGAAATAAAAACAATAGTTCAAAATTATCTTAACAATGCTAAACTATGCAGTTTAATGGTTGGAACAGTAACATCTGACGGAATTAAAATAAGTGATAAGCTCATTATTCCGAATGAGTTGATAGCAGGGAACCTAAAAAGTTCCTTAGCTGCCGGCCGCATGGTAAGGTTGCTGAGAAATCACGGAGGTCAGCAGTTTTATATCCTGGAGGTGATAGAAGAATGATACCAAGAGGAAAAATTGATGTAGATATAAAAGCTGCAGAAGAAGTCAAGACAACCCGAACATATAAAATGTCACAGACAAATGTTCAAGGATTTACGGACGGGTTGGAAGCTCTAAAGCAAGCTATATATAAGGTGCTTAATACAGAAAAGTATGAGTATCCCATATATAGCTTTTATTATGGAATTGAGCTGGAAAGTCTCATGGGCAGGGATAGGAATTATGTGAAAATTGAGTTGAAGAGGCGTATACGTGAATGCCTGCTCCGGGATGAAAGAATTACAGAGGTTGATAATTTCCAATTTGAGGAAGCCGGAGATGTTTTGAATTGTACCTTTGATGTGCAGAGCATTTACGGCAGTTTGACCGTATCGAGGGAGGTGAATATTTAGTGTTTGAGAACATGACTTATGAGAACATATTAAATGATATGCTCAGCAGGGTTACCAGTGATGTGGATAAGAGGGAAGGCTCCGTTATTTATGATGCACTTGCTCCATGTGCATATCAATTGGCACAAGCGTACTTCAATTTAGATAATTATGCTGACTTGTTTTATGTAGATACAGCAGTATCCGAATATTTGGACAGGAAAGCAGCAGACTATGGAATTACGAGAAAGCCTGCCACTTATGCAGTAAGACGGGTTGAAACAACAGGGATAATTGGTATAGGTACCAGATGGGGAGTAGGAGAAACTACATATAAGATCATTGAAGCATTAGGTATTGATATTTATAGTGCTGTATGTGAACAGCCGGGAGAAATAGGAAACACATACAATGGGGTATTGGAAAATATTGATAACATAAATGGAGTTACAGCAACTCTGACGGATATAATTGCAGCAGGAACTAATGAGGAGAATGACGACAGTTTAAGAAACAGAATTAAACAATACCTGACTATCCCTTATCAGAATGGAAATATAGCTCAATACCTTAAATGGGCTACGGAATTTGAGGGTATCGGTACTGCGAAAGTATTTCCGCTTTGGGCAGGCGGAAATACTTTAAAGATCGCGATAACCAATGGTCAATATCTACCGGCAGAGACTGCGTTAATAGAAAGATTTCAGGAATACATGGATCCGGGCAGTACAGGGTTGGGAAATGGAGCTGCCCCGGTTGGATGCAAGGTAGTTGTTACTGGAGGAACTCAATTGGATATAGCAGTATCAGGATCAATTGTATTAGCAGAAGGGTATTTAGAAGCAGAGGGGGCGGCAGATGCAATAGCGGACTATTTAGCTTCAATTACATATGTTAAGTCGAGTATAAGCTATATGAAGATAGGAAGTGTTTTATTAGACTGTCCCAGTATAGCAGACTTAAGTGATTTAACTGTAAATGGAGGTATAACGGATATTCCTCTGACAGGCGATGAAATTCCTGTTTTAAACAGCCTCAACCTGGTGGTGTCAGCAGTATGATCGACTATATTAAATATACAATAGACGGGGTTACATACAGTCTCAATAATAACGGCGACAATACCTGGAGCAGAAAAGAAACAGCTCCAAGTGTGGCAGGTAATTATCTTTTGACTTTGATTATAAGTGAAAACGGAATTGTCACTACAATCAATAGTTCAAACAGCATGTATGAAACTTATTTGAATGTAATAATGGAAGCTGAAAGAGTAGCCTGTCTTGAAAAATTTGTTCCGGATTTTATATCTGAAACAAAGCAGTTCAAAACTATATTTGATATTGAGGATGAAAATTTTGACAATTTATATTTTCAAATTGAAAATATAAAATCTGATGCATTCATTACAACCGCATCCAATGATGCAATTGTCAGACTTGAAAATTTCATGAGTATTAAAGGATTGGGTACACTTGACCAAAGGAAAAGCTATTTAATTTCCATGCTTCAGAAGGGAAACAAGCTTAGCGAAAACAGAATAAAGAATATAACTACTGCAATAACAGGAAGTAATTGCATAGTGGCTTTTTTCGGATCTGATGAATCAGGCAATCCTGTTCCAGGATATGGCTTATTAAGAGTCCAGGTTCTGAATCCGGACAACAGTAAAGATTACCGTTATGAAGATATTTTCAGAGCCTTAAAACCTTTAGTTCCCGGACATATTCAACTGTTGGTCATAAAATACTTTTCTATTTGGAACGATGTAAAGAACAATTTTGCTGACTGGAATGCCGTGGCATCTATGAGTGACTGGGAATCAGTTAAAAACTATATCCCACCTCAATAAAGGTGGTAATAATGACAATAAGAATAGAAAGTGTAAAACTTACAACAAACTATAGTTGGCAAAATGTCAAAGACCAGGCTGATTGGAATTGTGTTAAAAACACAAATCTTGATTGGAAGCAGCCTTTACAAACGGCAATAGTGGGACGACAGGTTAAAATAGAGGTTGAGGTAATTGAAAATAGCTGGGCAGGGATAAAAGAAGATTATTTAACATGGCAAAAAATAAAAGAGAAGTTTATTTCATGGTTAGAACTTAAAAATTACTAAGGAGAGATAAAATGGCAGTTAATACTGTAAGAGCAAAAATAAACGGCTCATGGGTAACACTTACTAAAAATGCTTCAACGGGAAAGTATGAAGGTACAATAGCTGCACCAAACATTACCAGTTATAATGCAACTACAGGGCACTATTATCCTGTAACTACTGAAGCTGCAGATTTAGCGGGAAATGTTGCTACGGCAGATGATACCCATGAAACATTAGGAAATAAATTGAAGCTGTATGTAAAAGAAATTACTAAGCCTACAATTATATTTACAGCTCCTGCAAGCGGAGCATATTTAGCAAGCAATACACCGGCAATATCGTTCCAGGTGCGGGATGAGGCTAGCGGTTCGGGAATAAAGATTTCTACCCTACAGATTAAGGTTGACAGCGGCACAGCGCTCACAAATACGAGCCCGGGAGTAACAGTTACAAGCGTTACTAACGGATTTGATATAACCTATGTACCACAATCAGCTTTATCTGATGGATCACATACAGTAAATGTAAATATCCAGGACAATGATGGAAATGCGGCAGCACAGGCAAGCAGATCATTTACTGTTGACACAGTACCTCCGACACTTAGCGTAACTTCACCTGCAGAAGGAACAACTTACAAAAACACAGCTTCATTGGCTGTATCAGGGACAACAAATGACTCAACCAGCAGCCCTGTAACAATAACAATCAAATTAAACAGTGTTGATCAAGGAATCGTAACGGTAGAAGGAAACGGAAGCTTCAGCAAATCTATAACTTTAACAGAAGGAAGCAACACAATTGAGGTTAAGGCAACAGATAAAGCAGGCAAGGCGACAATTGTAACAAGAACAGTAATTCTTGATACGCTAGCACCTGTGATAAACAATATAACCATAATACCAAATCCGGTTAATATAGGACAAAGCTATGTTATTACCGTTGATGTATCAGATTAAGGAGTGTGATGGAAAATGAAACAAACAACAAATTATAATCTTGTAAAACCAGAGCTGACCGACAGCCCACCTGACATAACAGTTATGAACCCTAATTGGGATAAGATTGATGCAAAATTAAAGGAATTCGAGGAAGAAAAAGCAGACCTTGTAGACGGCAAAGTTCCGTCAAATCAGCTGCCCAGTATGAATTACTTACCTCCAACCGGAGACGGCAAAGATTTAACAGTGACCTTCACTGAAGCAGGAACACGAGCCAATATTGCAACTGGAGAAAAACTTGCTGTTTTGCTTGGTAAAATTAAAAAATATTTTATCGACTTAAAAACTGTGGCGTTTACAGGAAGCTATACAGATTTAAGTAATAAACCAACATCACTCCCAGCAAATGGTGGCGATAGTGATACAGTTGATGGATTTCATGCAAGTGCATTCAATAGAGTATTGAATGGAACTGTTAATGGCACTACTGTTACATTTAATAATGCTATAACACACGGCGAATATGCAGTAGGTGGTGCTATTGGTGGACAAAATGGAGCACCATCGAGTGGAACACTATATGGAAAATTAATTGTTATCATTAGTGATGGTACTACTCACAATAACTCAAACAACTGGATATGGCAAACTTTCTATTCAACATCTGGCGTTGGACATACCTTTATTCGTAATAAAGTTAATGATAGCGCTTGGAGTGAATGGACACAAATTAATGTGCCAATAAATCATAGAAGTGTAAGTGATATGTATGGTTCAGCCACGTATGACCATTTTGGACATTGTCGTGTCATTAATGACTTAATTCATGGAACATATACACATGGTGAAGCGTTAGCCGCGACTCAAGGGTATATATTAAATCAAAAAATTGATAACATGTTTGCATACAAATACTATGGAAAATATTCTCAAATGAGTGGTGGTAGTAAAATGATAGCAAATGGAATTATTCAGTTTACTAAAGAAGATGTAGACGAATTCTCAGCAATAAACATTTCTACATCAAGTTCGAAAATAGTTATTCCAAATGGTATAACGAGAGTTAGATTTTGCTTCACAGGTTCAGTTATGTTTATGGGTTGGAAATCAGGATATTGTTATCATTCGGGTATACAGTTATATAAAAATGGTAGTAAATTAATGGATTTAATTGTACCTGAATTCCCTACGATTAACAATGATACTGGATTTAGAATTGAATTGAGTGGTGCTTTTTATAGTCCAATTATTGATTGTGCAAGTGGAGATTATTTTGAATTATTTGCTATTGTGACCAATGGGACTAGCGTATCAATACCAATAGGTTCAAAATTTGCTATGGAGGTATTAAAATAATGTATGTAATTGTAGAAGATGAAATTGTTAAAACAATAAATGTTGATAAAGAATTATATCCAAATTCTATTAAGGCACCAGATGATATTATATATGGGGATAAATATGTTAATGGAGAATTTATTCGAGTTGCTGAAAGGCTTGCTATTAATTTATCTGAATATAAACAAATTAAAATAACTCAAACCAAACAACAACTTACAGAATTTTTAGAAACTCATCCACTTGTGTACTACAATGAATATTATTCAGTAACCCAGGAAAAGCAAATGTTACTCACAAGTACAATAGAAATATATCGATTAAAAGTACAAGCTAATATTCCTGCAACCTTGAAATGGAATACAACCGGTGATGTATGCCGAGAGTTCACGCTTGAAGAAATAACAGGGCTGGTGATTGCAATTACAGAATATGTACAACCTCGAGTTGAGAAGCAGCAAACATTAGAAAAACAGATTGAAAATTGTATTACTCAAGAAGAATTGGAAAGTATAATAATAGACTACAATGAAGCTTGAGGTAATGTACATGAAAAAATTATTTAAATATACGATTCTGCTTATATATGGCGGAGTAATATATTATTTTATAGAGTTAATATACAGAGGATACAGCCATTACACTATGATTTTGGTAGGAGGTTTTTGTTTTATATGTATAGGTTTGCTGAACGAATTTTATGCCTATAAAATGCCTCTTATAAAGCAAATGATAATATCTTCTGTTATTGTTACAGCAATAGAGTTTATTGCAGGGATAATATTAAACATATGGCTGAAACTAGACATTTGGAACTATGGTAATTTAAAGTTTAATCTATTAGGGCAGATAAGTCTGAGAACAAGTGTAATTTGGTTTTTACTTACTTTACCTGCTATATATCTAGACTATTATCTAAGATATTGGATATTCAAAGAAGAAAAACTGCATTATAAATTTATGTGAAGGATCTCTTTATGAGGTCCTTTTTAAATACAAGAATCGCTAGACATGAAATCTGAATTATACCAAGTTTGACAAAAGACATCAGCGAAATGCAGGCAGCTGCTGCATTTTGATTCGGGCATAGGCAAACAGCATATAATAAAACAGAGGGCTTGAAAGCCCTCAGGTAAGCTATATATAAGGTGCTTAATGTTGATACCAAAAAGTATGAGTATCCCATATATAGCTTTTATTATGGGATTGAGTTGGAAAATCTCACGGACAAGGATAGGAATTATTTAAAAATAGAGTTGAGGAGGCATATCCGTGAAATATCTGCTCAGAGGTGAAAGAATTACAAAATTTGATAATTTTTAATTTACAGAAGCCGTAAATGTATGAATTGTAACTTTGATGTGCAGGGCATTTACGATAATTTGACCGTATTAAGGGAGGTGAATATTTAATGTTTGAATCAATGACATATGAATATATTTTGGCTGATATGCTCGGCAGGGTAACAAGTGATGTGGATAAGCGTGAGGGATCAGTTATATATGACGCTCTTGCGCCTTGTGCATATCAGCTTGCACAGAATTATTTTTATCTCAATAATTTTATTGATTTGGTAAGCGGAGATACTGCAGTCGGGAAATATTTGGATAGAGTGGTCGCAGATTATGGAATTAGAAGAAAAGCGGCAAGCTATGCTGTGAGACAGGTGGAAACGACAGGAGAAGTCGCTGTAGGAACAAGATGGGGACTGGAAGATACAACTTATGTGATTACCGAATCAGTTTCAACAAATGTTTACAAGGCTAAATGTGAACAGTTGGGAACCATTGGCAATCGATATTCCGGTGCACTTGATAATATTGATAATGTAGCCAGAGTTACAGCTTCATTAACAGGCATAATTACTTCGGGAACCGATGAGGAAACAGATGAGAATCTGCGTGAAAGATTCTATGCTCAAATACAGTCACCGAGTACATCTGGCAATGCCGACAATTATAAAATGTGGGCATTGGAAGTGCCAGGAGTTGGAGACGCAAAAGTATTTCCACTTTGGAACGGACCGGGAACGGTTAAGGTTCTTGTTGTAGACAGTAATATATTTATAGATGCTTCATTGCCAGGAAAAGTATACTCGCATATCGAATCAGTCAGACCAATTGGAGCATCAGTTACGGTTTCAAGTCCTAAAAGCAGGACAATTAATATTGCTGCTAATGTTATATTGGACGGTACCAAATTGATGAGTGATATGCAGACAGCATTTAATACAGCATTAAACGAATATTTGAAGGACACGGTATTTGAGGCTTACAGTATAAGCTATGCAAAGATAGGAAGCATCTTGCTATCAACTGAAGGAGTGCAGGACTATGATACGTTGCTTGTGAACTCCGGTACCTCAAACGTAACTATAGGTGATGAAGAAATGCCTATTACTGGAACCATTACACTTACGGAGGTGGTATAATTGAACCTTATGACATTATTACCTGATTATTATAAAGGTAATATGACTATGGAAGAGCTACAGGGCGTTTTTAGCAATAAAATAAATGCTCTGTCAGACAACCTTGATGAAACAATTAATGAATGCTTTGTCAATACAGCATCAGCCCTGCTATCAAGGTATGAAAAAATATACGGAATAAAGGTTGATGTGAATAAATCAGATGAATTCAGAAGAGAGCGCATAAGAGCAAAGATACGAGGTACATGAACTGTAACAAGACAAATGATAGCCAATACCGCAGCTTCATACAGCAACGGTGAGGTTGAGGTAATAGAAAATCCTGATAATTACAGTTTTATAATCAAATTTGTGGGTTCAAAGGGTATTCCGGCCAATATGGCAGATTTAGCAATTACCATCGAGGAAATCAAACCGGCACATTTAGCCTTTTCTTTTGAGTATACCTGGATGACATGGAATGAATTTGAAAATTATAACAAAACATTTGATGAGTGGGATATGTTGAATTTATCATGGGATGAATTTGAAATGTATGAGGAGGTGGCATGATGCCGAGTGAAATAAAAACATTAAATTTGGGGCTTAATCAGTGGAAAGAGAATGAGTACCCGAAGAGAATAGACTTTGTTAATGATAATGTAATAATAGATGGGGCAGTAGGAAAATTATCAGGCTTAGAAACTGAGGATAAATCAGATTTGGTTGCAGCTGTCAATGAGGTTAGGGGACAAATTAAAAATTTAGCTGCCTATGGTGTGGCCAGCGGAACAAATACATATACAGCTATAATCGCAGGCATAACAGCACTGATAGAAGGCTTCACCGTTAGAGTTAAATTCACTAATGCAAATACAGGAGCAAGTACCCTCAGTATCAATAACCTTGGAGCTAAAGCAATTGTAAAGTGCAACGGAACCGCACTTTCAAGTGGAAACATTAAAGCAGGGCAAATATATAATTTAGCTTATAACGGCTCAAATTTTCAATTGTTGGGTGAAGGAGGTGAGTACGGAACGGCAACAGCTTCAGATGTGTTGTCGGGGAAAACAATAGGGACGGAAGAAGGGTTGGTAACTGGTACAATGCCAAATCGCGGAGCTGTAAATCAAAATCTTACAACAGAAGGGCAGGAGTATACAATTCCTTACGGATATCATAACGGGCTAGGTAAAATAAAGGCAGTTATAACCGGACTCGTTGCAAGCGTAATAAAGGCAGGAACAACAGCCGGTGGTATACTTGGTACATTTACATTAGATGCAACAGCAACAGCAGCTCAAATGTTAGCCGGAGCGTCTGCCTATGTAAATGGAAATAAAGTAACAGGAACTATACCTTCCAAAACAGCGCAGACATATACTCCCGGAACAGCAAATCAAACGATAGCAGCAGGTCAATATTTGAGTGAGGTACAAACTATAGCGGGTAGTGCAAATTTGTTAGAGGAAAATATTAAAGAGAATGTTAATATTTTTGGTAAAATTGGAACTCTAAAACCAACTACTAATATTCCATCTGTTACAAATACGGGAATCACTAGAGTTATTGCTTATAATAATACTACCTATACAACAAGAAAAACACAATCCCAGTCTCGTGACGTGTCAAAAACATACACGCTAAATATGACAGGTACTATAAAACTACATCTTATGTTGAGAGGTCAGAGTGCAATGGCAGACAGAGCAGCTGTTGCAGAGATATATAAAAATAATGTAAAACAAACTCAAGTTAGGGTGTTAAGTGAAACATCTAAGGATGAAGATGTTGTGCTTAGTGTAAACTCAGGTGATGAAATAAAAATAGAATTATATTCTGAAAATTCAAATTTCTACGTTTATTTAGAACTGATATCTTTTGAGGGCCTAACCAGTATTCCAAATCTCATTGGTGAAGCAACAAGAATATTTTAAAAGGAGATAATTACTATGCAAAAAGCAATAAACATTGAAAATACAGGTAAAAATATAGAACGTATACTTTCTATTACAGAGCCTGAAATAGTTGAAAATGATTCAAAATATATTATCGTAGATAATTTCCCAGAGTCTCTGGAGTTAAAAACTTCTATGAGTGTTAATTATGCTTTTTACGACACGGGTAAAATGAGGTTGCCTGGAAACAAATTGAATATCTGTATACCCACCGAATGAACTACTAGAAATTGAAAATTTGAAAATGCAGCACTACAAAGTAAACTTCAGTCTGCAAATGACAATATAAACACGCTTACAGAGGCATTAACTGACCTGATTGGAGGTGTAATTTATGGAAGCTAAAGAAAAATTTTGTTCCTTAAGAAGATCTCATTTGAGACCCTTCTCACCTTAAAAACTTATTAGGAAGAAATTAAAATAAAACAAAAATATAGACACACCGTGCAAGTATAAATTCGCAGTACAGAAAAATCTGAATTGTATCGAGTTCGAGAGACATCGCCGAAATACAAGCAACTGCGGCATCTTTGATACAGGCATAAACAAACAGCATATAATAAAACAGAGGGCTTATGAGCTCTTTTGAGGGGTGAAATAATTTATGGAGAATTTAAATAGATATACAATGGAACTAATATCCGGATACAATGTGTTGGTAGGCATGATAATAGCAATAATGACCGCCGTATTTGGGGAGTTTTGGTATTTGTTTGCGGCCTTCCTGGTTTTTAATATAATAGATTGGCTAAGCGGATGGAGCAAAGCAAGAAAGTTAAAAATC